GTTCGTCGGGCTTGTCGTCTTCGATGAGCTTTCGCACCTTCTCGCTCACCATGTTCTCGCCGTAGTCGGCGACCGCCTGCTCGGCCGAGAGCGGGAACTCGTTGAACACGGTGTCGATCGCGCCGCCAGACTCCGATGCGGCAAAGTAGGAATTCGCGAGCGGCCACTCCTCGAAGCGGAAGCCACCGCCTTTGGCTTCGTCGGCAAACATCGGGAACATGCCCGCGATAGACATGTCGAGCATGCAGTCGAACGCAACGGAGTCGTAGTTGCTCGCGTGGATGTTCTCCCACAGCGTCTGCGCGCACTCGTCGAGCCATTTGCGCTCCGCATCGTTCTCGTCGCCAAGCTCAAGCCCGGGCCAGCGCGAGTTCGACGGCGTCAACCCCGATTGCAGGCCCGAGCCGAGAATCCGGCAGGCGTCGGTACCGGTCGAGTCCAGCAGATCGGATTGCCGAGCGCCCGCGTTCGCTGCGTGGGTGCCCGCATCCGGTACCACGCCCATCGTCTCGAACGCTGAACCCCGCAGCGGATAGGTGTAGCGGTAGCACTCGCGCCACTTGTCCTCGACCACCGAGCGCCGGGACTTCAACCGCTCGTGACGTCGCAGAAGGGCAGCAGCATCAGAAGCCATCTACGCTCCGAGCGTGGACTTACCCGCTATCGCGCTGGGCTGCCCCGTCACGGGATCCAGCGTGTCGCCCTGTCCGCCGGTGGCGAGTAGCGAGGATGCCCGCAGGCGCCGGCGAAGCTGCGTCTTGTCCTGCGCGGCTTTGGCGGATGCTGCGGCGTCGATCTTCGCCTGGTCGGCAAGCGGGGACGATTGCACGACCTGCGGCGCCCCGCCCTTGCTCGAGCCAAGCGACTTCACTGCCGCCCCCGCAGACAGAGCGCTCCCGGCGAGCATTGCAATTTCAACGCCCGTGCACATGGGCTTACCGCGAGCGCTGCGCGGCGCGGATCTGCTCCTCGCTCGGCAGCGGCTGCACCCAGCCTCGATCCGTGAGCACCGCGCGCGGGAGTGCTCGCGCATCTCGCGCGGCCATCGCGCCGGCGTAGCTCATCTCGCGCACCGCGTTTACGGCAGCCTCACCGGAACGCTCCGGATCACCGCGCACACGCGACTTCGGAACGGCAGGCTTCGGCTTCACAATTTTCCGGGCCCGGCCCGATCGACCCATGGCAATCGCTGCATCCGGGTCGGACTGGCCCGCGCCAGAATCAGGCGGCAGCGCTTCGGTGCCGGGTTCCCTCACTTGCGGTCGTTTCGCCATCGTCGTGTCCTTTTTCAGTGATATTTCACGTGCGCGCAAGGCATATTGTGTGGATGAAACTGATGTTGTTTTGTCACTTTCGAAACTTTCGAGGACCCTCCGGTAAAGGCCAACTAGCGCTCGGCCATCCTCGAAATTCGGGCACGCCGACGAGTAGAACCACTTTTTCAGCGTGGACGGATGTACGTTGATCGCGTCGGCGATGGCGTGCAATCTCCACCGATGTCGGCGCAAATCGAGAATGATTTCGACGAAGTTAACTGACTTTTCACGCTGCAGCAACATCGGCGAAGAGCGGTGGCGGTGCGGGCAGGTAAGCGTCGATCTCGATCTCGAGGCGGGCACGGCCGTCATACCTCTCAATGCATCGATGACGACCTTCAGCGCATTGTCGAGATCCATGCACACGCGGTTTGCGGGGATGAGCCGCACGGTGAGGGACACGAGTCCGGTTGCGGGTTTGCGCAGTCCCTGGCGCTTCGCTTCCAGGCCCACCTCGCGGATGTAGGCTTTCGCTTCGTCGGACACCACGACCAGCGCCCGCTTGTGGCCGCGCGGGACGAAGGAGCGCCAGTAGCGGTTTGCCGACACGGGATAGGGCAAAACAAGTTTCACGCTGCCCGCTCCGGGAGGGCTACGTGCTGGGTCACGGTCAGGCGCGGGCCGTCACATCCCGCAGCGAGCACGGCCCTCGCTTTCGTCGCGTCCCCGATCAACACCGGAGCCTGCGGTGCATAGCCCTGCTGCGCGTTCTGCTGGTCGAAGATCCCGATGAGCCGCGGCGGGTAAGCGGGCGACTCCCGGCGCGCGCGGTAGCCGCGGTATCGAGTTTGGAACTCCTTCGCAACGAACGGCCACTCGTCGACCTGGCGCTGCCCCATCTGCGGCCAGCCGCCCATGTCTGCGAGCACCGCGTGGATCAGGGGATCATCGAAAACAACCGTCGAATACGTGCCGACCTGCTGGATTGCTCGATCAACTTTCGTCCACGCTGTCACCGCTGAGTCAAGCGTCGAGCCCTCCATCATTCGCACGACATCGGCCGGCCGCGGCATGAACTGCCCGTTGTCCGGGTTCACGCAGTGGCGCCCGAGCGCGTCGCGGATTGCGGCCAGATCGTAGGCTTTCAGAGACTGCCACCACACGTCGAGCGCGAAGGTCGAGCAGTCCTTGCCGTAGAAAGCGTGGACGCCCTGCATCGTCTCGCGGAAAGTTTCGAATTCGTCAGGTTGCATTGCCTTCCCTCAGCTCTGGTGGGCGCCAGCCCTCGGTCGCCCTGCGGTTTCGTTCTTCGAGCGATTCCTGGCGGTTGCCGCCGTTCGCTCGCCTCTCCTGGCAACGCGCCATCAACCACTCGGACGGCTTGACCGGAGCCGTGATTTCGCAGTCTCGAATCGCTTGCAGGACAAGCACTTGCCCGAAGTCCTTGCAGAGTTTTCCGAGCAGCGATCCTGCAGCCTCGCGGCCCTTGCCTTCGCCCTCCAGAAGCGCCTTCCCGGTGCGCCAGATTTCGTCTTTCGTGGGGTCGGACAAGCGGCCCGCGACGGCGCCAGCCGTCGAGGACCTTGACCTTGGTTCTTTATGTCCCTGTCCCTGTCCCTGTCCCTGTCCCTGTCCCTTGGAGCCTGTTACGTTGTCTGTTACATTCTCTGTGCTTGGTGTCTGTGACTGACTGTGTTGCTGGCGTTGTTGCATACGCGCTGTGCGCGCTGCCTCAGTGCGCGCCTTTCGTGCCAGTTTGTGCAGCCACGCTTCCAGTGCTTTTTCTGCGACAACCGGGTGATATACGCGCTGATCCGCGCATTTGACCCATCCCCGCATCGCGTGTGCCTTGACCTTTTCCCAGCGAGGCGTCTGCGACAGGTGCGCGAGGATGCGCGGGTTATCTGGCAGGCTCCCGGCAGGGACTTGGTGCCAGGATTCGAGCCATAGGCACATCGCTGCGGCTCGCTCGTCGCCGTTTCCGAGCATCCACGTTTCTGACGTGAGTAGGCGCCGAACATCGAGCGGCATAAACGCGAAATCCCGCAGATCCACCTCGGCCGGCACGAGAGGCGCGGGTAGCTCGCTCACGCCTTCCGCCCTTTCACCACCGGCCACGACTGCGTCACTACGACCCCTTCCGGCCCAGGCGCACCCTGCACGCGGCCGGCCTCGGCGGCGTAGCGCACGCGGCAGTCCGGGAAGTGCTGGCGCAGCTCGGCAACCCACGCCGAAACCACGGGCATCGCCGCCCGGTTGCGCTCGGCCTCGAGGACTCTATCGGCGTAAGTCATTGATTCACCGTAGCAATAAATATTTGCATAAACCTATTGACATGGCTATCCGCCTAGCGCATAATGTAATCGTGGTCAATCGATCACACACCCGCCCCCGGTGAGTAGGGGGAAGGAGAAGAAAATGAGCATCGAAATGATCCGCAAAATCCCGGCTGGAAAAACGTGGGGAATTTCTCCGCGCGCCGCCACCGAAAAAAACATGAAATGGTATCTGTGTGTGCGCAGGATCGACGGCGCATACGAGATCGAGTGTGGCATCGAGGCGCGACATGATCGGATCGCCGCGCATGACCGGGACGAGCAGGACGCATTCCGTGATTGGGACGGGCATGTGCGCCGCGCCAACACCGCCGAGCAGGCGGCAGAGATATACGCGACGGCCAAGACTCGGCTCACCGAGCGACCGATCACAGCAGAGGGCGCGCTGCGCTAGCCCATGCGCCACTTCGCCCCCCGCCGCACGCAGCCGATGCGCCCCGATTCTTACCGCCGGATCGCGCGGCTGCTGCGTAGGGTCGCGGACCGGATTGATACCTGTTCCGAGCGCAGCGACCCGACCGAGAAACGAGTCCTGACACAAATCCTGCACACCCTCGCCCGCGATGCCCGGCAGTGGTCGGCTCGGCACAGGGCGACCATCGACGGCACGCTCACGCTGCCGAAGGAGTGATCCATGCCCCTCTGCCCCGCCTGCCGCTGGCCGCGCGAGTGTGCGGCTGTCGGTTACTGCTACTGGCCGCCGGCGATGCCGAGTGCTGCTGATGTCGTGGCGGCCCGGATCGCGTGCGGCCTCACCCAGGCCGACGCGGCCGCGCTCGCCGGCTACGGCTCGCAGTCCAGATGGGCAGAGATCGAGTCCGGCACTCGACGCATGGACGCCGTCCGCTGGCGCTACTGGTGCCACGTCGCCGGCATCGAGCGCATACCATACCGGGCGCGGTAGCTCGGCCCACCTGGAGAGGATCGCGGCGGTCATCTTGATCTCGCCAGCATCGCCAGATTCATATGTTCGAACGGGTCCCGATGCAGTTCCCGCCACGCCCTGGGTTCCCTATACTTTGCCCGAGCGAACTCACCCTCACTCGGCGCCGGATCGTTTTTCACAGGCAATCCGTAGAGGATTGATCTCGACTCGACATCTTGCCTGCCGACCTGAAAGGCGGTTCCACGGGAGATGATCTTGCCGTGATCGATCAGGCTGTGCAGGCAGGTGTTCATCGTCGTCTTGGACGTGATGCCCAACTCCGTCATCAGCTCCATGCGGAACTTCGGGCCGGACTCCAATGCTTGGACGATCCGGGCGCGGTTCGTCAGGATTGCGGGGTCGGCGGGATGGGAGCGGGGAATTTTCATGTCTGGCAGCGGTGAGGCGGCGGTGCGTTGGGGGGTCATGCCAGCACCAGTCCGCTCTGCGCGGTACGCTTTTCGGCGAGCGGGATGTAGTCTGGGTGCAGCTCGCAGCCGATCCACTTGCGGCCGAGGTTTTCCGCGACCTCGCCAACGGTTCCCGATCCGAAGAATGGGTCCAACACGGTATCGCCCGGACGCGAACCGGCAAGGATGCAAGGTTCGATCAGGCCGGGCGGGAAGGTGGCGAAGTGCGCGCCGCTAAACGGCTTCGTGGTGACCGTCCACACACTGCGCTTGTTTCGCGTGTACCCGTCGTAACCCTGCTCAATCTGCGCGAGCATGGACGGAGATACCGGCTCCGCAATCGCGTCAGCGTCGTAAAAATATCTCTCGTTTTTCGAGAGCAGGAAAATGTATTCGTGGCTCTTGGTGCAGCGGTCACGCACCGACTCCGGCATCGGGTTCGGCTTGCTCCAGATCAAATCTTGGCGCAGATACCAGCCGTCAGCTTGCAGCGCGAAGGCGACGCGCCACGGGATGCCTACGAGGTCTTTAGGCTTGAGACCAGTCGAACCATTGCGGTTGGGCCCAGCGAAGCCGCTCCCGATATGTTGCTTTGTCTGCGGGACTTGGCCGCTGCCGTTGGCGACATAAGAATCCCCAAGGTTCAGCCACAGCGTCCCGTCATCGGCCAGCAACTCCCGCACCAACCGGAACACATCAACCATCGCGGCGACGTATTCCTGCGGCGTGGATTCGAGGCCGAGTTGACCGGGACAGCCGTAGTCGCGCAGCCCCCAGTACGGCGGACTCGTCACGCACATCTGCACCCTGACGCGCTCCGCAATCAGGCGTCGCATCGTGTCGCGGCAGTCGCCCAAGTGGATCACCGCCCCTATTCCCCCGCAGCCTTGCCCGCAGGGAACTCGCCCAGGCCGAGCGCATCCTCGATCTCGAGCCCCATCTTGCCGAGTTCGACCGCGCCGGCCACGTCCTTGAGGCGGGTGATTTCATACTCGCCTATGAGCATGGAATCGACTTGGCTGCGTTTGTCGGCGCGCACCATCCGGGGAAGGGATTGCGGGTCGGCGTCGCGGCGGCGAACGGTGAAGATCATCGTTGATCCTGCTTTTCGTTGTGCGGATTCACGCTCGGATTTGTCACGGACTTGTTATCCTTGATTTCGGCCCATGACCACGATTCCGCGCCTTCGACGCGCAGCAGAAACTTGATGCCATCAACAGGCGGCGGAAGTTCTGGATGCCCCGTCTCGCGCAGGATGGCCTCAACCTTTTCTGCAATCTCGCGTTTCTGACGAACGGAAAACATGTCACGCCCTCCCCAGCAGGTTGCGAAGGAGATTGGGGGTCATTCCAGGGCCTTCCAACGCTTTCCGAGGCGCTCGGAGCGGGCAATCAACATACTCACCTCATGCCATTCAGCCGCTATCGCTTTCTCCAGCAACCGCGCAGCGTATTCCGCGATCTGCGCGTCCTTGTAATCGGCGATGATCGAGAGCTTCTCGTGCATCGTCGGCTCGAGGAACGGACGGACTTCCTTTCCGGGAAGGCTCATGCGGCGCGCTCGGAAGCGACCGGGAGTTCTGCTTTCAACGCGCCATCCGTGATGATTTCGTATTGGGCCTGTCGTGGAAGCGGAATTCCCTTCTCTTGCCAGTCACAAACCGAAGGCTGGCTGAGCCCGAGAGCACGAGCGGCTGCACCCTGTGAACCAAAATGCTTGATTAGGTCGGCGTAAGTCATGCCAGCGATTTTAGGCACGCCTAAAGCCAATTGCAAGAAATATTTTAGCCCCGCCTATTGCACCTTCGGCGACAATCCCGTTATGCTTCCTTACTCCCCCGAGAAAATAATCACACTGCGCGAAGCTCTCGGCCTGAATCAGTCTGAGTTGGCGCGGGGAGCTGGCCTCTCGGCCCCTACGATTTGGGCCTTGGAAAACGGGAAGACAGTGGAACCAAAATACGAAACACTCCGGGATGTCGCCAAGGCGTTGGGAGTATCCCTTCCTGAAATTATGGCCGACGAGCAGCCAAGCGACATTGACGATCAGATTCTATCCGCCGCAGGCGCCCTGTCACCGCCCAACAAGGCGGCACTCCTAGCCGCCGCTAAAGCGCTTCTGCACTCCCAGAAGTAAGCCTCCGGCCGGACCGGACCAGCCCACTGTTACAAATTATCTTAGGCGTGCCTATTGCTTTATTGTTTTAGGCGTGCCTATAATCTCCCCATCGTTCACCCAAGCACGGAGCCACACATGTCAACCACGGAGGGAAAGATGGAACTGAAACGGGTAGATGGATTCGGACGGGAATATTCGCCCGCCGCGCTGGAGGCGGCGCGGAAGGCGGGCGTGGCCGCGTACGCCGCGGTAGGCGGCGCATCGGTCGAGGCGCACGACGCCCGCCTCTACGCCGAGGCGCGGGTCCTTGAGGAATTCGCCCGGGCGGACACCCGCCCGAAATAGCCGCCCGCAAACAGGAGCCACCATGCGCCAACCCATCAGCACGGAGGCAAAGATGAAACCTCGCAACGGATACAAAGGCTGGCTATGCGCGCTGTGCCATCACATGGCGAGCCGTTCGCGTTGGTTCGGGTTCGAGTGCTCCAAGTGTGATCACCAGCACGCCTACTGGTGCGACGAATACCAAGACTGAACAGGAGCCACCATGCGCCAACCCATCAGCACGGAGGCAAAGATGATCACCAGAAGCGCGCAGTTGTGGGAAGTCGGCGAGACGGTCAAGGTCGGGTTTCTCTCTCTCAGGATCACCGCGAAGGAACCCACCCCAGGTGACTACGCGCCGGATGCGTACCACCTCACCGACAGGTCCGGAACGAAGAAATACCGCTTTGTCCCGCACAAAGGGCTGGAGCGGCAGCGATGAGCGCGCGCATGCCCGACTCGAATTCCGCCGCAGAACGTCAGCGCGATCGCACCGAGGCCCGCCGCGAGCGCTTCGCGGTTTCTCCCGAAAAAGCGCTCGATGACCTCGTAGAACGCATGATGGACGCGGAATGCTACCCCCGCCATTCGCGCGGGCGTTCGCAGACTCACCTGATCGACATCCTCGTGGAGACCGTTGACCCGGTTGACCTTGCGGAACTGGTCAGCATGTTTCTGCATGGGGCGAGCGATGCGGAAACGCGCGTGAAAAATATCGTGCGCCGCTACCTTGACGGCTCGAAGTGGGTGGACATGCGCGCGGACGAAATGGCGCGGGAAGCGGAGGAAGGATGATCGTCCTACTCTCGATCCTCTTCGCTCTGATCCTCGCCGAGTGCCTGATCGCGGTGCTGTTTGGGGACGAACTCAATGACCGCTGACCAGTCCGTATTCATCGCGGCCGTGCTCTCGACCCTCGCCTCCTACATGGACCCGGTTGTCGATGCGCCGGTATTCTGGATTTGCATCGGCGCGCTGCTGACGATCCTGACGATGACGGCGCTCGGCATGGTCATCGTGTGGGCTGCCGAACGAGGCGAGAGACTGCCGGGAGAAAAGCCGTGAGCCTGGGCAACGATGAACTCGAACAACGCGCCAAGACACTCTACCCGGACAACGAGTTTTTGCAGCGGGCCTGGATTGAAGCCGTGCGGTTTCTTCGATCACACGGCGGCTGGATTCTCGACGGCGCGTCGACTAAATGGAGATCGGCATGAACGCACCCGAGTTGAAGAACGTCGGCGAGATCGACCGCAAGACGTACTTGGGCAGCTCCGATATCGCTGCCGTCATGGGCTTGGGCGCCTACGGTCGCTCGGCTTACACCACCTACTGCGCGAAGATCGGCGAGCCCGTGACCGAAATGGATGCCGGCGACCGGAAGTTTCTGGAGCGGCGCAAGCGCTGGGAAGGTCCCATCGTCGAAATGCTGCGCGAGGAATTCGGCGGCGAGATCGCCGGCATCAATCAACGCTACATCGACCCCGAGTACGACTTCATGGCATCGGAAATAGACGCCGAATGGATCGACGCCGATGGCGCCACGCAGAATATCGAGATCAAGACCGTCTCGCCCTTCGCCTTCGGCGAGCGCTTCGGCTGGGGCGAGGCCGGGACGTCGGATGTGCCGGTGCACTATGCGGCGCAGGTCATGTACGGGCTGATGATCACCGGCCGGCAGACCTGCATCGTGGCCGCAATGGTGGGCCTCGACAACATGATTTTCTATCGAATCGAGCGCGATGAGGAGACGATTGCGGCGATGCGCGCTGCGGCCGTGGACTTCTGGACGAATCACGTGCTCGCGCGTATCCCGCCAGACCCGCAGACCACGCGCGATATGAAGCTGATCATGGATCGGATCGGCGGGCGGCCGGTTGAGCTCGACGCTCCGACCCTGGTGAAGCTCGATCAACTGCGCGAGGCTCGCGATACGGTGCGGATGCTGAACGGCGACGGTGGCGCGATCGAATCGCTTTCATTCGACATCGGCGCCTTCGTCTTGACGGCGTGGGGCTATCCGATGGACGCCGCTCCGGTCGTACAGGACAACGCCATCTTGAACTTCGGCGGGAAGAAGGTCGCGACCTGGAACCGCACTCGCGGCACGTTCTTAGACCAGAAGCGCCTGAAATCCGAGCAGCCGCAGATCGTGCGTGATTACACCAAGGAGCATTGGTACAGAGTGCTCCGATTCCCGAAGCAACCCTAAACAGGAGTGATGAACATGTCGGCAGTACTCGAAAAGCAAGACAACCCGTTCGGTAGCCGTGAAATCGCGGCGCGCACAAGCGGCGCATTGGTCGAAGTCGAACAGCAACGCGCGATCGCAGAGACGCAAGCTGCGATGATCATCGCGAAGCGCTTCCCGCGCGACGAGGCGGAAGCGATGGACAAGATTCTGCAAGCCTGCACGCGGCCATCACTTGCGGAGGCGGCGCTCTATTCCTACTCTCGCGGGGGCACGGAGATCACCGGCCCGAGCATCCGGCTTGCCGAAGCCATCGGGCAAAGCTGGAAGAACCTGCAATTTGGCGTGCGCGAGCTGTCGCAGCGCGGCGGCGAGAGCGAAGTCGAGGCGTTCGCGTGGGACGTGGAGAACAACACACGGCAGGTCAAGGTGTTCAAGGTGCCCCACGTCCGCTACACCAAGAAGGGGAGCTACGCCCTTGAGGACCCGCGCGACGTGTATGAAATGGTCGCCAATCAGGGCGCGCGCCGGCTGCGGGCCTGCATCCTCGGCATCATCCCCGGCGACGTGATCGATGCGGCGGTGAAGCAATGCGAGATCACGCTGAACACCAAGGCCGAAGTTACGCCGGAACGCCTGCATTCACTGCTTGAGAAGTTCATCGCCTACGGCGTGACGAAGGAAATGATCGAGAAGCGCATCCAGCGCCGACTTGACGCGATGACGCCGGCACTCATGGTGCAGCTCGGCAAGATTTACAACAGCCTGAAGGACGGAATGAGCGCGGCGGCCGACTGGTTCGAGGTTGCGCCCGCTGGCGATGCGCCGACCACCGGCGCCGCCGGGCTCAAGGCCGCGGCCACCGGCAAGCGCAAGAAGGACGCGGATCAGGCTGGCGTCGATAAGCAAACCGGCGAGATCGAGACTCCCCTCGACCGCGTGCGCCGCATCTGCGATGCAGCGGCCGAGATCAAGGAAAAGGATGTCGCACACCTTCGGCTGGACGACGCACGCTTCGAGGCCAAGGACTTGACTGGTGGCGACAAGGCCGAAGCTGACAAGCTGATCGCCGAGGCCGGGGCGAAGATTGACGCGAGGGGTGTGTGATGACCACAGCAATTGTTGAGGCTCGGGATTTCAGCGGGCACAAGGCTTTGCGTGGAAGGACATTGCGCGAGAGATTCGAAGAAAAGTTTGTGCGCTCTGACGGTTGCTGGTACTGGATCGCCAGCAAGAGGTCCGGATACGGACAGATCAACGTGAACAAGCGCCCAATCAAGGCGCAACGGATTGCTTGGACGCTTTATGTCGGCCCAATCCCGCCCGGACTTCATGTGCTGCATGAATGCGACAACCCGGCATGCGTGAACCCGAATCACCTATTTCTAGGAACGCACGCCGATAACATGGCGGACAAAGTGATGAAGGGGCGGCATCACAATGGGCGCTCTCCTGGAGAAAGGAACGGACGGGCCAAGTTATCCGAAGCGCAGGTGCTCTCGATTCGCGCATCCTCTTCCAGCACATACGCACTTGGTAGGCAATATGGGCTCAATCCCGCAACGATCGGAAAGATCAAGAGCAAACTCCTTTGGAGAAACGTATGACAACTGCAATCGCAGAATATAGCCGCACCGAGGCCGCGCTCGCCGATCTGGCGCAGCGCTACAGAGGCGTCGTATTCGACGTGACCACGCGCGAGGGGATGAAAACCGCCGTTACCGGGCGCGCTGAGCTTCGCACGCTTCGCGTCTCGCTTGAAAAGACGCGCAAGGAAATCAAGGCCCCAGCCCTTGAACGCTGCCAGTTGATCGACACCGAGGCCCGGCGCATTACCGCTGAACTCTCAGCGCTCGAGGACCCGATCGACGCGCAGATCACGAAAGAGCAACAGCGCAAGGAGGATGAGCGCAACGCCGCCGCCCGCGCCGAGGCCGAGCGCATTGCCGCTGAGGAACGCGCGAAGAAAGAGGCCGAGGAAGCACGCCTTGCCGAGGAACGCGCCGAGATCGCACGCCAGCGCGCCGCCATTGAACGCGCCCAGCTCGCCGCCGAAGAACACGAACGGCAGGCTCGCCTCAAGATCGAAGCCGAGGAGCGCGCGGCCCGCCAGCGGATCGAGGAAGAGCAGCGCAAGGCCCGGCTCGCCCAGGAAGAGGAAGAGCGCAAGGCCCGCGCCGCCCGCGAGGAAGCAGACCGGCAAGCACGCCTCGCCCGCGAAGCCGAGGAAGCGAAGGCAAGGAAGGCGCGCGAGGAAGAAGAGGCGCGGCTCAAGGCCGAGCGGGACCAGATCGAGGCCGCGCGCCGCGCTGAGGAAGAACGTCAACGCAAATCCCGCGAAGCCGAGGAAGCCGCGCAACGTGAGCTTGCGCGCCAGCAAAACGAATTACTCGACGGGCGATCGATGCTCGAAACTTTCGTCAAGCGATTCGGACACCGCAAGGAATTCAAAGGCGTGGTCAACGCGATCGATGCCTACCTCGGCAAGACAGCGTCGACGGAGAAAGCGGCATGAGAGCGCTCATCTACGACATCGAGATTAAGAAGGGCATCCTAGGCAAAGGCGAGGAAGCTCTGGCCGGTTACGAGTACTGCGCCGGCTGGCACGATCACGCCAACATGGGCATAAGCTGCATCGGTGCCTATGACTACGCGGAGGACCGATACCGCGTTTTTTGCGAGGACAACATGCACGAATTCTCGGAAGCCTTGGACAAGGCTGATAAGATCGTCGGCTTCAACAGCGTGGCCTTCGATAACGCGGTGATCGCCGCTTGCTGGGCACCAGTGTGCAAGCTCCCGGTGGGCTGGCAGGCGAAGTCCTACGACCTGCTCGTCGAAATCTGGCGCGCCGCAGGGCTCAGTCCCGCGTTTAACTACAAGACCCACGGCGGCTACGGGCTGGACGCGGTGTGCGAGCGCAACTTCGGCACGAAGAAGACCGGCGACGGCGCGAAGGCCCCGATCTTCTGGCAGCGCGGGATGATCGGCAACGTCATCGACTACTGCCTGAACGATGTGCGCCTCACGAAGCAGCTGCTCGACAAGGTCCAGTCCAATGCACCGATCACTTGCCCGAAGACCGGTAAGGCGCTGCCTGTGCGGATGATCGCGTAATTTCCCGCTTTACCACGAAAGGAGCACGACCATGCAAGGCACGCAAGAGCAGCTACCCGGCACGCAACGTCGATCGACCGGAAGGAAAGATCGCGACGGCACCGAAGAATCCCCGGATTTCACAAGCATAAAGAAGGGGTGCGCGGAGATGATGGTCGCCTACAAGAAATTGGAGGCTGCGCGCAGCGCATTCAACGACGTGGTGAAGGCGGTATCGGAGCGTGGCAAATGCAACGCGGCGACCCTGAAGCGCCTGGTGCGCGCCTCAGCGAGCGGCAACTTCACGGATCACCGCCGCATGATCGACCAGCAGTCGATCGTCTTCGAAATGGTGGGCGAAATTCCCGGGGGCGGTGCCTCGGAAAAGTAGACGGGCCGCAATCCCGGCCCGCGAGCATGCTCACGATTCCAGGTACGTGGCCCTTCCCCGCATGACGATTGAGGTAAGGACATGACCGCCCCCACCGAACCCGACGCCGGCCTGCCCGGCATCCTCGATGCGCCGGTGTCTCTGACCGAACAGATCACGTGCGTGGCCAGAGAAATCCGGCTAAGGGAGGCCGTCTATCCCAAGTGGTCGGCCGCCGGAAAGATCAGCCGCGACCGGGCCGAGTTCGAGATCCGGGCCATGAAAGCCGTGCTGGAGACGCTGCAGAAGCTGCACCAAGTGAAGGTTGCGGCGGCAAAGGTCGGGGCGGCGGCAGAAACGGGTGAGGAAGCGCTCCGTGGATAGTCCTGTGCTTGCGTATAACGCGTTATCAGAAACGCAGGACACGTGCGAGGAGTGCGGTAGCCAATTCGTCAAACGGCGCAAATGGCAGCGTTTCTGCGGGAATAATTGCCGCCAGCGTTTTCACCACAGACCGCACCGCACGGCTGAGCTCCTCGCCAGGATCGAAGCGCTTGAAGCCGAGGTTGCCGAGATCAGGCACCTGTTGCTGCCCGTGCGATGAACGAAGCCACGATCCTCACCGGCGAGGCGGTCCAGGCCTTCACCGGCTACAAAATGCGTTCCAAACAGTGCGAGTGGCTGCGCCGGCGCGGCTACCATTACGAGATAAACGGCAAGGGGCAGGTTGTGGTAGTGTTGCGCCCGGAGAAAACCCGCCGCACGCCCACACTCGGAGCCGTCAAGTGAGCCATGGTGTGAAGCACCTGAAAACGAGGAAAGCGCGCAACGGCTCGACGCTCTGGTACTACCAGGCGAACGGCCGGCAGATCCCGCTCAAGGTCGGCACCCTCGAAGAAGCCAAGCGAGAGATCGAGCGCTACACCGGGGGCGACTCGGGGGTCAAGATGTTCGCCGCCACGGCTGAAGACTACCGCACCGGCCATTTACCCAAGGTGTCGCCCGCAACGCGCCTGGGCTATGACCGCCATATCGACACGCTGATCACTGCATTCGGCAGCTTCGCGCTCGACGATATCCGCCCGATGCACGTGCGCCAGTACCTCGACCGGCGCACGAAGAAAACGGCGGGGAACAGGGAAGTCTCGGTCCTGTCGCACCTGTGGAATTGGGCGCGGCAGAAGGGTTTCACCGACCTGGCGAACCCGTGCCTGGGCGTCGATCGCAACCGGCAGTGTCCACGCTCGCGCTACGTCACCGACGACGAATACCTGGCGGTGTGGGAGCGAGCGGACCCGACGCTGCGTGACGCCATGGACTTGATGCTGCTCACCGGCCAGCGCCCGTCCGACGTGCTGCGCATGACGCGCCAGGACATCCGCGACGGGCACCTGTGGGTCACGCAATCGAAGACCGGCGCCAAGGTGGGCATCGAGGTCGTGGGCGACCTTGCCGCGGTCGTGGCGCGGATCCTTACACCGGGAGCCGTCGCGAGCCTATACCTGATTTCTGATGAACACGGCCAGCCGCTCAACGTCGTGCAGCTCGGGAAGAGATTTTCCCGGGTGCGCGCCGGGGCGGACTGGCAGCTGCGCGACCTGCGCGCCAAGGCAGCGACGGAATCCCCGGACCTCAAAACGGCGCAGCAACTCCTCGGGCACCGTACCGAGATAACGACCGCCGGCATCTACCGGCGCGTCCGGGGAAACGTGGTCAAACCCCTGCGATAATGGGGTAGGACTGTCCTAGAACTTAGTCCGTAAGTAACTGATTTATAATAGTGAGAAAGTTACGCGGTCTACGAGCACTTAAAGAAAAACAAGGCGTTGTAGAAAACGCCGCTTTTCGCTTCCCGGCCAGGTAGGCCGTGGACGCCGTCCTGCGCCAGATCGGCGCGCTCTATGCTCCGGACCGGCTGCTGCTGTTGGCGCAAATCGTCCTGGGCGGCTTCGCAGCGTTTGCCGTGCTCGAGCGCCTGTTCCCGGCCCGGCCACCGAACGCCCGCGGCTTCTTGGTGAGCCTGCGCTGCTCCATCGCCTACCAGCTGATCGCGCCAGCGGCCGCCGTGGTTCCGACCGTGGCCGTGTTCCAACTGTTGCAGGGATTACAGACGACTTTCTGGCCGGTCACGCTCAATATGCAAGTATTCGCCTACTGGCTCGATGCCCCGCCCTCTCCGGTCGGATACGTGCCGAGCGTGGGCGCCGCGGTGCTGTTCACGATGCTGGGCCTGCTGGTGATTGACTTCGGGTACTACTGGTTTCACCGGCTGCAGCACGCATGGCCGGCTCTGTGGGAGCAGCACAAGCTGCATCATTCTGACGCGCATCTTTCGGTTGCCACGAGTTACCGGCACCACTGGCTCGAAGATGCGCTGCGGGCCTTCATCGTGACGCTGCCCATGGGGTTGGTATTCAACTTCACGCCCGTGCAGATCGCGTGGCTCGCCTACGTCGTGCCGCAGTTTGGCCACTTCATCCACGCGAATCTGCGGATCGGGTTCGGGCCGTTATCGCCGCTGCTGGTCAGCCCGCAGCTTCACCGGATACACCACTCGATTGAGCCGGGCCACCGGGACAAGAACTTCGCGGCGTTCTTCCCGCTGTGGGACATCGTGTTCGGAACCTACTACCGGCCGGCGCGCGGAGAGTTTCCCGAAACCGGGGTGCCCGGGGAAGCGTCGGCGGTGACGTGGCGGGAAATGCTGGTGGGGCCGTTCAGCGCTTGGACTGCTCGCGCACGGTCGTTTTCGGGTGCCGCTTGGCGAATCGCTCGGTCACGTAGCGCCCGGTGATCGTCGATCGGTAGCGTGGGGGTCCGCGCCTCATGGAGTCACCTTTCCTTGTTCGCCGACCCATCGCTGGAGTTCGATGAGGCGCTGGCGCGGAAACGGCGCAAAATCGCCTGAACGCGGGATGATGGCGCGACAGTGCGGGACAGCATGGGGCAAATCCGGCTCCTGGGCGGGTCTGGAGCGGGGCAGGGCGCGCTTCGGGCCTGCGGGTGGTAGGGCGCCCGGAATCAGCGTGGCACGTTCTGAGCGGTTTCCCGCCACCCGAATTCCGGCCCCTCCTGGTTGGGGTTCAGGCAGTACATGCCCTGCGCGTTGTCGCGGAACTCCAACTCCGGGGCGCCCTTGATGATGACCCCGCACTTGCGCGAGGCCTCCGAGATCGCGCGCAGGAAGGCGTACATGCGTTGCGGGCGGTTGAGGCCCGTATGCGTCACCGCACCGGCGCCCGGCATTGCGCCTTCAATTCGACCTGATTTCCTCGCCGCGTGTAGTCGATGCTATCGCAGTATTCCAGCGACGGGAACACCGCGGGCGCGTAGCCGACGAGCCCCGAGCAGGCGGCGAGCAGGGCGAGGGGCAGAATCAGAAACAGTCTCATGGTGCCTCCAGTATCGGGTTGTCGTTATCAGGATCAGCAGCAAGCCCGCCACCGTAGCGCACGCCCTCGTAAACCCACCACGCCCTGATCGCGCTCATGCCGTCCTCGCGGCAGATCGCCTGCAAGAGCTTGTCGGCGGCCTTGCGGTAGTCTGGGGCGATCTTGCGCTGGCGGAGCATCTGGTAAAGGGCGTCATGGACTAGGCTGCCGCGCATGAAGTTCTTGGTGTCGATTGCCGGCCCGCTCGGTCCGTCCCAGGCGTAGCCCCGCTTAATGGTTAGGACGCCCGCAGGAGAAAGAGACAGGAACGCGGATCGCAGCATCTTCTCCGGCCTGATGCCAACGTCCACCGCGTAGTCCTCGGCAAGCTGGTAGCGGTATCCCTCGCGGTAGCGGATCACGAATCCTCGGCCCCATAGCGGAGATTGCCGACGATGCGCCGCGCCCAGCCGCGTCCAAACGTGGGCCACACTGAAAGCCGCGTCATGAAATCCAGCCGTTCGGCGTTCAGGCGCATGATGGTGTCTGTCTCGCTCATCGCTTTGGCCGCGGCACGGCTCACCGGGCCGAAGTGTCCATCGTCCGCCACACCAAGCGCGCGCTGCAGGTGGCGCACAGCGGTTTCGATGCCCGAGTTCACCGCGAAGTCGAACACCTGGAAAGCAGCGCCATCGTGCAGATCGTCGGCGTTGATTCTGGTCCAGAAGTCGCGGCGGTAGATTTCCTTGGCGTCGAGTCGGGTCAGATTCTTGATGTCGAGATCGGGATAGCTGCGCTTGCTGATTCCCCACTTCGTCTCTCCGCCCGGGTCGCCCTCTCCCGGCGTATACCCGCCCTCGTGTCCCATCAGGCGATCGAACGCGAGATCAAACGTCATCATGCGTGTGGCGGTGCTCATGGTGCCCCGTTTTTGATAAGAAAGCTGATGATGGTGAGCCCGATGGGTACCACGGCGCTGATGAAACCCAGGAGCGCGAGAGCCTGCCACCTGAACTTTTTCAATTTTTCCATGTGCGTCACGATGGTAGTAAGAAGCCCCTCGGTGCTGTCCTCCCACTCCTTGCGCCGCTCGACCTCGGCCTGAAACTCTCGGTAGGAGGTGTAGTGCGCCGCGCGCCGCTCGGGATCGCCTTCTCGCCAGTCCATCAATTCTCACCCAGGAAAAAGTCGCTCAGCGCAGCCTGCCGCCGGGCGATCGCGCGCGGAAATTTGCCCCTGCTCATCGCTTCCGCAGCAGCCTCTTTGTTGCGGCGGTTGACGAAGTGAGCAATCTCTGAGTCCTTAAACTCGCCGCGATACGGCATGAAGTAAACCTCGCACACCAGCGCGTCGAACTCGTGTGTCGCGAGATCAACCTTTATCGCCGAAGCCACGATTTTGGCGCACAGTTTCAGATCCTCGTCGAGCAACTCCCCCGCGCGTCCCACCGTGATGTGATCGCTGGGCGAAATATAGGGCTCTCGTCCTGTCCCTCGATGCCCGTACCCGATCTCCCACCCACCCGCGGTTTGATGAGCGTGTGTATTGAGCGGCACGAACCGCTGGATGAAAAGGCGCGCGGCGCGTGATGCTTTCACGGCATTACTTCGGGGCAACCGGGGCAACCGGTACCAGTGCTTCCATGTCCGCGATGAAAGCGTTCAGGTTATCCATGTGCGCCTGCACCGAATCGCGTTGAGCGATCAATTCCCTGATGGAGAAATTCTCGGTGGATGGGTCAACTGCTGCGCCGGTGGAGGGGTCGAACGTATCCACACTCAGCACCACGCGGTCTTTATCCATCCGGGCAAGGCGCACGTGGCCCGCGTCGCGTGATTTCTGGTACTGCTTGAGATCGATCTGTGCCATACGTTTTTCTCCTATGAGACGACTGCAATTTTTCGGGTGGTGCCGCCTGAATCTTTCATTGTCAAAAAGCCCGTCACCGTCTCGGCCCCGAGCGCGCTGTGCGTGCCGAAGCTCACCAGGCCCGCCCCCTTCGGCACGAGCTTGATGTCGATGTCCGTGTCCGAGCCAATCGCACCAAGCGTGATGCCGACCGTAGTGACCGAGTTGATGACCTGCAGGCCGTTGACGGCGGACGCGAACGACTCGAAGCGCGCCACCTCGAGCGGCGTACCGGAACCATCCGGGGTTGCCTGAATCTCGATGCGCCCCGGCATGTCTGCAGCAGCACCCGGGGTGCCGTTCACGGCGCCCCGGATGCGACCGGCAAGCGTGTAGGTCGAGCCGTTCGCGCCCCAGAAGTCGTACGACCCCAGCGCATCACCCGACTGCACGATGGTGTTGCTGCCGGCGGTTGCGTGCCGTGATTTCCCCAGCGCCACGATCGGTCCGCTCGCATCCGCCGAATGGCGCGACACCTGCGCCTGCGCGGTTGCGTCGGTCGTACCAACCACCTGCAGCTTGCCGGCGTTGCCCACCGTCACGCTCGCGGTATGGCCGAATACGGAGGAGACGGCGACCGGAACGCTCAGGAGTGGTACCCCCGTAGCCTGGCCACCGGTGGCCCGGAAAATGTTCGCGACCGCGCTGTACGCATCGTTCGTAAATCGGCAATCGAGGTTGCCGCCACCCCATGCCATCTCGGCCTTCTTATTGTTGGCTGTCCTCGCGCTGTCCGTGAGTTGCAGCGCGAAGTTGCTCGCCACCGCGACGAGACTCGCGGCCGATGTCAGATCAGCATAGGGGGTGCCCGCTGTCGTGCGCGCGGAGATCATGTCCGGCACGGCGAGCAGGTTGGCCGCGGCGCGGTGAAGCTGCACGTCGGTTCCGAGGAGAATCCCCCCTGCAACCGTGGTGTCCGCAGTCGAGCCAAGCTGCATGCGCCCCGCGCTCGCGGTCTCCGTGGTCGTGCCAAGGAGCAGCGTGCCGGTATTCTTTATGACCATGCGGTCAGTGATCGCCCCGCCCACGGGGGCCGTCCCGAAGCTGATCAACCCCGGCACCGAAGTTGCTCCTGGTGCGCCGTCCACCTGCGCCCGGAAGAAAGCAGCGGAACTGAACGATCCGCCGCTGTTCGCGCCGACAAACGAGAACGAGCCCAGAGCGTCATTGTTCTGCACGACGGTCGTTGTCCCGATTGCGGCGCCGCGCGATTTGGAAAGTATTACGTTGGGCGCAGAAGCATTCGCCCCCCACCTTCCAACCGTGAATCCCGTCGTGTCGTCCGTGGTGCCGAGCACTTGAATGGCCGCGTTGACCCCGGACACGCTTTGCGCCGTAGCGCTCCCGGTGAGCACGCGACCCGAGTCATCAACGAAAGCTGCGCTGTCCTGAATGAGCTTTCCCGTCGCTCCGTCGTAGCGCGTGATCGCGTTGTCCGTGGATGACGCGGGGCCGACAACATCGCCGCTGCCGCCGGCCGCGGTCAACGCGCCTGCGGCAAGCGTCAGGCCCGCGCCAACGGTGATTTCCTGTATGTCGCCAGAACTACCTGCGCTACGGCCGAGCAATCGCTCATCAGTGATGTCCTGGAACTTGGCGAAGGTGACGGCGTTGTTCGCGATTGTGAAGTCGCTCCCGGATTGCGTCAGGTCCCCACCAACGGTGATCTCTTCTCCCTCTCCCGCCCCTGCCGTTGAGCGCCCGAGAAGCCGGGATGAGTTCAAAAAATGGAGTTTCCCGGCGGCGAGACTGTCGTCTTTCACGTCCGCCGTGATGCTCGGGATGCTCGCGTCGAACGTGAAGTCGATGGTCGGGGAATCAACGAGCGATTCGCCGACAGCGGAGAGCACCGCGTTGAGTACGTAAATTCCCTTCAGGTCGCGAAAGCGCACCACCTCGTCGGGAGACGGATGCTGGCGGCGTTTCATCTGGCTAGTTTCTGACCGTGTAGCTGGGGACAAAAATCCATGCGTGCCCTTGCCCGGTAGAGCCATCGGCGAGGAACACTTTGTAGAAGAGCTGCTGGCCTACGTTGGGGAATACCCCCGAGCCCCAAGCGTCGGTGCCGGTGGATGCGGCACCCGGAATTCGCTGGCTGAGAACAATGGTTTCCGCATCGGCAATTACACCGAGCTCCAGCCGCCACGCGTTGGGCGATGCGCCACCTCCATCCAGCCCTAACTCACAATTGATGCCACAACTCAGAGCGTTCGGTGGCATTCCGGTGGACAAGTCCACTGCGGTTGCGATGGCAGCCGTTCCATCGGTCAGCACCTCGATTTGCGACTCGTGAAACGCCATCGGCCCGAATATATACGTCGGCATCAGATCGCTGAGTGCGTCGAAATAGACGGCGTGGATATAGGCCCAGCGATCGAATCCGGCCGGAAGCGTTGGCCCCACCGGAGGCGAAACGGCAGAAGCTATGGCGGCAAGCGCCTCGGTGGTCGAGTTGTAGATGTAGTAGAAATGCACCCACGTCTCGGCAGTGAATGCGCCCGCCTGGTCTCGCCCGCCGGCTGCGGGCCCGGCGGTTGTGACGTTGACCGTCAGCTCGGCGGGAGCCTGAAGAATGGTAACGAACCCGGTGCTGGGATCAGCAACAGTGACGGTCTCAGCGTTGGCTGTTAGCACCTCGTCTGTGTTGGTCGCGACGAGCCCGATCGTAGAGTAGGCTGCTCCACCATCAGCATTGCTGAAAAAACTCAAAACCTCTGAGCTGAGATCTTGGATGAGAATAGTGCCGTCGACGATATTGCCGGAGGCGACGGAGTTTGCGGGGAGAGTGACCGCATCATTGAACGTGACGGGACCATTGAAGATCGTCGTTCCGTCAACGGTGATATCGCCCGCGACGCTGAGCAACTCGTTGATCGTGAGGTTGTTGAGCGTGAGCGTCGTGCCTATCCCGCCCGCGATCTCGGCCAGGTCCTCGATCGCGGCCTGGAGAGCAGCAATGAGGGTATAGAGATCGGCCACATCGACCGCGAGCTGCTGGATCTGGCGCTCTTCGAGATCGAAGTCGTTGTCGACGGTTTCCTCGTCAAACGCTCCGTTTCGCTGATAGTCGACGGTGCGCACGTAGGGCGCCGAGCTCTCGCGCCGCACCACCACGGTATTCGCGGGCGCGACGGCAAAAGTGACGTTGCCCCCGCTCTCGTCAGCCACGCCGCTCACGGTGTAGCCGGTGAGCTGCAGCACATCGTCGAGGTACACGCTGAGATGCGTCTCGTCGAAAATCTTGAACGTGTACGGGAATACCGTCGTCGCGCCGTTCGCGACTGACTCATCGGGTCCGTTATATGCACCGAGCGGCATCGTCTACCCCCTTGAAAAATCCACCTTCACTTCATGCACGCCGGAGGCTTCGCGCCAGCGCTCGCGCTTGATCTCTTTCACGTTGCCCACCACCTTGCCGATGCGAATCGGGGTTTGCTTGATCGCGCCCGCACCCGAATCGATGAAGTCGTCCTCCTGATTTTCCACGCCCGGGATCCAGTCGCGCATCTGGTCAAGGAGCTTCGTCTCCCATAGCCGCACGTTCGCCCACAGGAATTGTCCCGAGAGCGGGGGCTCGATCGCATCCAGAATGTAGAGCGACTTGTCGACCTTGCGATTGACTTCGATCACGCCGATGCCGGTACCGGCGAGCGCACGGCGAAGCAGCGGGGGCAGGAAGGTACCCGGCCCGTTCGTCTCCAGGTGCACGTTTTCGAGCTGGTAGGTGAGGGCCAACTCGCGCACCTTGTGGCATTGGCTGTTACCGTGGTCGAATTCGTCGTACGCGTCGCCCCGCAACTCCTTCGAGTCCTCCCAATAAAGCCGGCCGCGCTCGTCGGTCAGCACCACGGATGCGACCGAGTCGTGCGTGCCTTTCTTGCCGAGCGCCGGATCCCAGTAGAGCACGCCGCCCACGATGCGCTGATTACCGAGGAGCATCCGCACTTCACCATTCGCGACGTTGATCTTGCACTCGGCCTCGTAAGGTTGCAGGCGATCCGGGTCAAGGCGCACCTGGTGGACGGGTTTGGCGTGCAGTCCGTACTGGCTGTCCCACGTGTTGACCGTGCGGCACTCCTTGCGGCGCGCGGAGATCTCCATGCGGGTGAAGCGATCGGACCACACGTTGCCGGCGTAGATATCGATCGTGCCGCGCGGTGGCTGGTCGAACACGACCGCGGCGCGCTTCACCTCGTAGTCGACGCCCTCTTCGAGGAGCTTCTCGCCGTGGAACACATACAGGCCATCGTCGTCGGGCTCGAAGTTGAACGCGAAGCGCCGCTGCGAATTGGTCGCCTTGTCCTCATAGCGCACGTGGTTCGCAAAGAGCGGGAACCGCAGCACGGCAGCACCTTGGGCGACGAGCTCCTCATACAGCGAGTTGTGCGTGTGTGGCGTGCCCACGTAGAGCTTGCGCCCACCAGGGATCAGGATGTGCGTTTGTTCGTCCAAGCGCTCGCGCAGTTTCTCACGTGCGTCCGGAGTCTTGATGTTCTTCGGCACCTCGACGTCGTCGTTGATCACCTCGTTCGCACGTGAGCTCGTCACGTTCGAAAGAATCCCGTGAGCGGCGCACGTCGGATCGCGCGGATCCTCGTTCCCCACCACGGAGAATCGCTCGAGCGCCCAGTCTGCCGGGTTAATCATGTTCTCCGCCCGCAGCCATGGGTGGCGCTTGATCACGTCTTTCGCGTGCCGGCTCACCTTGCGCGCGAGCTTGTCGTCGGCACCTTGCACGAGCGCGTGATAGTTCCGATCGCGCCAGGCGCGGTACGCGACCCAGCAGCCCAGGATGTTCGACTTCGCCCCACCGCGAAGCGCGAGCAGCACGCCGATCCGGTCGAACGATTCGAGCCAGTGGCAGATCAGGATGTGAAAATCTGGAACCTTCCATCGTTTGTACTCGGCCCATTTCAGGAAGAACGCTACGAAGTTAATGGACTTTGACACCATGCTTTTTCAACACCGCGCGCCCCTGTCTTGCGAGCGCCGCGGCTTCCCGCTCCAGTTCGTCTGCGGGATCGACCGGTGCCCGCGGCTCGCCTTTCGAATTCCCCGATCCTTCACCCACGCCGTCCCGCCTCACATCGCGCAGCACATTCTGGATGCGGGCGATGAGGTTAATAGTTGCCGAAGCGTTTTTTTTCTCGAGGTACGCCGCCTTCTGATCAGCCGCCTTTTTCCACTCTTCCGGCGTGCACTCCTGCTTGAAGAGATCGACGAGCTGCTCC